TTCGGCATGGTGTGCCAAATGGTCTGGCGCAAGATGCGCATACCGGAGAACCATGTCGTAACTCGACCATCCACCCAACTCCTTCAGACGCTCAAGCGGTGTGCCACTTTGAACGTGCCAGCTAGCCCAAGTGTGCCGCACATCGTGAAATCGAAAATTCTCGATGTCCGCGCGCGCGCACGCGGCGAGCCATTGCTCTCGATCCCACGACGTGATCCGCTTGCCGTTTCGGACGAATACAAACCGGTGGTGCTTGCCGATCTGCTTGCGTATCAGTGCGATCGCCTCGCTGTTCAGAGGGACGCCGATCGACTTGCCTGCTTTTGCCTGATCTGGATGAATCCATGCGCGCCGGGCAACCAAATCGAGTTGCGACCATTCGAGGCCGAGAATGTTGGCTTGTCTAAGCCCGGTCGCAAATCCAAATGCTGCAACATCACGCATCCAGTCGCGATTGATCTCACGAAGCAGCCGCTGCGCCTCCTCCTTCGTGATCCAGCGAATCCGCTTGTTTGACTCTTTGGAACATTTCAGCATTGGTGCCCGGTCGATCCACTCCCACCTCACGGCAGCGTTAAGCATTCCGCGAATCGTTGCGAGATATCGATTTCGCGTTGCTACGGAGGCGGGTTTGTCGGCGCCCCAGCGGCCACATTTTTCCGGAAGAGCCTCGATGATCTCGGCAGAAGTCAGGGAGTCAATGTGCCGCCCCTGGAAATACGTGCCGAAGTGTCTCAAGTGACCCACGAAGTTGATGTAATTCCGCTTCAGGGTCTGCTCTTTGAGGTATCTCACTACGGCTTCTTCGTACACGTAGCGGCGTCGCTCACCGAGCTTATGCACACGCCACAGTTCCGCTTTCAGCTTGTCGTGATACTCCTCAGCTTCCTTCCGGTCGGAAGTCCCACAAGAGCGGCGTATTCTTTCTCCGCTTGGCGTACGGAGATCGAGGTAATAGACGCCGCCGCGCTTTCGGATGGACATTGAAAACTCTCCTTTCCTTCCGCCCGCGCCGGTCGATCGGCATTGTAACCGGACGATTTCGATTTCAGAATTTCAGGCCAGATTCGCCAAACGCCACCGATCTTGAAGAATCCGAGGGCTTGGCGATTGGCATAAACGGTCGAGTACGAAACAGCTAGCAGTTCCGCAGCTTCTTTGAGGGTTAATGCCCGAGCGATGGGTGTCGTCATCTCACTTTTACCTGTGGGAGCATGAGGACGTTTGGTTAGCGCCGCGCGAGCGGCGCTTCGTCCTTCTGGATTGCTTTTTTGCGGGCGTCTGCCCGCCGCTGTTCGGCTGCATCGAAGTGCCGTTGACGCTCGCCAGTGAGATAGCCGGGCGCTTCTTCGTGTGTTCCCGCTTTCGCGGCAGCGGACGTGGGGTAGAAAGGGCCGGGCGCGAGATCATTTCGCTACCTCCTGAGCCATATCCGGCGTCCAGTCGGGATCGGGGGACTGCAGAATGTCATCGAGCCATTGCAGGACGATCGGAAGGTCTTTCTGGCGCTTGATGTTCTCGTGGCCGAGAACTTTTTTCAGCCATCGAGCACCTTCCTGTGCCGCTTGCATTCGCGTCGGGTAGGTCGTGGTGCCTGCGGCGAACTTCAGTGGCGTCGATGCGAAGCTGTCGCCGAAGTTGTACATAGCCGCGCAAATCCACTGATCTGCTTTCGGTTGGGCTACGTAGATCTCCGCGATCGGCTTTTTCGTCCGCTTGCTGTTGGGCGAGCGAAGGGTATCGGTCGCGACGCAGCGACCGTCTTGATCCGGTGCCGTCACGGGGTAGATCCGTGCTTTTTGCGGAGTATCGAGGAGATCGGTGAGCGGCGAGAGTGCCGTATGGACGGCTCGAATCGTTCCGGGCGAAAGCTTGCCAAAAACCGGGTCGTGCAGGACTGCCTGTAACGCCTGCAAAAGTTGCTTTGCACACGCATCGGTGATCTTCGTCGCTTTGGGCGCAGCCGGCTCGGAGGGCTTCGTGTTGCCGGCCAGATGCTTCTTCGTGACCTTCCCTTTGCCGGCCTCCTTCGCTTTGGACAACCCAGCGACGATGCGTTCGAGCGCCTTGTCGCCGCCGTGCTGGCGGATCTGTTCGATCGCGAGTGTGCCGGTACATTGGCCGTTCCGTACGAGCTGATGCAGTTCGGCCGGTGCCCGCTCAAGCAGCCCGACGTCGCGAATCGTTTGATCACTGACGTTCAAGCGCTTGCAGATGGCGGCAAGCGTCATGCCGTGGAAGTCGCGCAGCTCTGCGACGGCAGCAGCGAGATCAAGCGGCGACGACGGTTTGCCGTTGTTGCTCAGATAGCCGTCGATCACCATTTCGGCACGGTTGACCGTCTTCGCGTCGCGGACGACGACCGGGATCTTGCCGATGTCCTTGCCCGCTTCGATTGCCTTGCCGGCCGCAAGGTAACGGTGCTGCCCCTTGTACACGTACAGCAGATCCTTGCCGTCGACCTTTCGCGCGTAGCAATGGAGCGGTGAACCCTTGTCGTACCCGTTCTCCATTATCAACGCGGTGAGGTGCGTTACCCATTCGCTATCAACCGGTCGAATGTTGTCGGACGGATCGTAATGAAGCTGTCCATAGGGGACCATCCACAGGTCCGATGACGTTGCGCTGGCAGCTGCGGCCGCGGCCTTGATGTTGCCGGTCGGGATCGGCGCGGTGAGGTCGAGCTGTTGCGTCCGGTCGTCCATTACGCGATCTCCCGTGCGGTATCGGTGCGCGCCTTGCCGGTTTTCTTCGCTTTAGCGATCGCGTTCGATGCTGCAGTGCCCGCCGCGCGCTTTGCATCACGCAGGCGCTTGATCGCCGTGGCGCAGTCGCCTTCGCTCGGGATCGAGATCTGCTTATCGGCAATCTCATTGCCGTCGAGGATCAAATACAGCGTGTGGACGCTGTCCGCCAAGGGGCGGCGACCGACGACGTACTTGCCAACGAGGATTGGCGTCGAGGGACGTCGTGCGTTCGGGTCATAGCGGACGATCGTGCGAAGGGACAGGGTGTCGCGACGCTCAACGTCGACAGCGGGAAGGGTGTGGGCTTTGATTCGCGGCATGGTGGTCTCCATGGCGCCGGGGACGCGCGCCCCGGCCGGGTCGAGGCGGCTTAGACGGTGACGTGGTAATCGGTCGTCGGCACGACGACCGGATCGTCTTGAAACACGTTCACAGCGACAAACAGCAGCGCGGCGATGACGGTCCAGCGAAAGACCTTCGACTTCTCAAAGTTGCTTTGGCGGGCCGCTTCGAATGGCGCAACGCGGGGTGCTTGCTCGTTTTGAAGCCAGTCGTGGCGATCGTTGGTCTGATGGTCGAACATTTTCATGGGCTTCTCCAATGACTGCGCGAGGGGCAGCGATGGAGTTGAATGTTAGGCATTCCTTTGTCGAAAAGCAATAGGAATTCCTAAGTCCGTTCGGTAACATCACGTCGTATCACGGCGTATTGGGCTCGCCCAGCACAGTGAATAACTTTGAAAGGTATTGTATTCTTCCGACAGAATACTGTATGTTTATACAGTAATTTGAGGAAATATTACCGAGGGGAGGTTGTTGCAGGGCTATGTCAACAGGGGAATTGCGCTGCAAACCGGGCGATGTGGCGATCGTCAGTCGGTGTCGAAACCGGTCGCGCATCGGCGTGCTGGTACGGGTCATCGGGCCGCATAGCAGCGAAGATTTTGATTGGGACGTGGAGCTCCTCGGCGGCCCAATCAAAGGACGTGGGATACGTTCCGGGCAAATCGGAACGTATCGCAAAGCAGCAGTATTCGACTGGAACCTTACCCCTCTTGTGGATCAGGAGCATTCAGATCGAGAAGTTCACCAGACTGCTGTCCGCGCAGATCTTCAAACACCTTGAGAGTATCGAGCAGCGCGATGAACGCAGTGGACGGCAATCCCACCTTGTCCGCCTTGGCAAGTGCGTCAACCAGCGCTTGAGCATGTGCGCCCAACGTTTCTTGTCTTTGTGGTGCGGGAGCGTTGGCGCGTCGTGCCATTTGTCCTTCGCCCGTGGCAAGCCACCACGGATCGACATTCAAGAACTCGGCCGCAAGCAGCAAATTGGCCCCCTCCATTTTCTTCGTCTTTCCGCTTAACCAGTCGCTGACCGAGGGTGCACGCACTCGGCATGCTCGCGCCAAATCAGCCGCCTTTTTCTCGGGCGGCAGCTTCATTGCCTGTTCCAGGCGTTCCGCTAGTGTCGTCATTAGGAAAGCCTAACTGAATGGGCATTAGGAATGCCTTGCTTTTTGTATAAGGAACGCCTAACATGGCGGCATGAAGACGCTCCTGAATCGAGATTCGTACGCGTGCGCCGTGATCGATGCCCTTGGCGGTACAGCGGCAACCGCTCAACTTTGCCAAGTGCGCATGCCGTCCGTATCGGAATGGCGCAGAAACGGCATTCCGCGTGCGCGTCTGTTGTTCTTGAAGCTCGCGCGGCCCGACCTGTTTGCCTCTCTGGAATCGCACGACGAGTCGTTGTGAAGCACTCGCCGATGCGCATGTCGAGCTGTTGCGCACGTCATGAGCCGAATCTTAGTTGCTGACCCGTGTGCGCGACAGGATGAAAGCTACCGTCTACCAATCACCCACTATGACCTGCCGATACGACAGCACCGAATGGCTGGACGTCCTCTACACGTCCGTTCGCAACACACCGGGCGGCGTTGCCGACGCTGCGAACTATTTGACGATCCGACGCGGTAAGAACATCACGCCGGAATCGCTGCGCCTGCGTTTGCGTGGTGTCGGCGACAGCCGATTGTCGATGGAGATGTTCGAGCTGTTGATCGAATGGATGCAGGAGAAGACCGAAGCCGAGGTCTATGCGCTCGACGCGCTGCATGCGCTGAATGCCCGGTTCGGGCTGGTCGCGGAGCAGGTGGACGATCACGCGACCGAGGACTCCGGGGAGCCGGGCACGCTGCGCCTCGTTTCGACGGCACTGCACCTGCAGGCGCACGTCGGTCTCGTCGCCGACGACGTGACGCGTGCATTGGCAGATCAGCGGATCGACGATCAGGAGGCGGAACGGATCATCGCCACGGGCCGCAAAGGTCAGCGACTGTTCCAGAGACTCATCCATGCCGCCCGTAACCTCGCCGCGCGTAGACGTCGTCGTCATGGAGCGGTTTAAACCCGGTATGGGCTGCTGCCGGGTAGCACGTGAGCAGGTCGGGCTGTGTTGTGGCCATGGGCAGCAGCTCGCGTGCGCAGCCGCCGCGCTTGCCCGGCACTTCGACACCGCGCCGGATCGGGGCGGGCGTTTCCTCGCCGACCTGCTGTCGACGTTTCCCGATCGTCTCGCCGTCTTCGTCGCGGAAGCACAACGCGCCGGACACGTGGACGTGTTCGTCACGACGGCGGCTCGCGCGTG